CGCAAAGAGTGCGAACAGTACTGCGGGGATGATGATTAGCCATCGGCTACGCAAGGAGCGCGGCTACTTCACCCTCCGTTAGACCCAACGCTGCAAGTTTTGCTACAGCAGATGCTTTGGCTTCAGCCTTTGCGGTGGCTTCGGCTTCACGTTCTGCTTCAGCCACAGCCCAGGCTGCTGCATCAACTTCGCGTTGTGTGATTTCTTCTGCTGTGAGTTCAACTTCTGTTGTGATACCTGTCGAGCAGTCGACTACGAGTTTTGTTACCATGTTTATATCCTAACTGTTCTTGATTCCGTAAAGGGATGCTGATGAAAATTCTAAAATTGTTGCAGAGTTAATAGAGTATAAAGTTAGTTGGTTGATTGCTGTAGTTTGACTCCACAAACCTGCAACAATATATATATATGACAGTGCAGCATTGTTTTCGTTTACTGACTCAGCAGAAACAGATTTAAAGTTTGCAGAAGCATAGTTTGGAATATAAAAATGTCCACTACCAAACACACTTGCCGTAGTGGTAGATGCAGGTACGGCTGTATTTATTGTTGTGTCTGTTGCGGAACCAGTGCTACTGCCATCACCATACAAAATACGCATAGTTTGATTGGTGGCAACACCATTCATTTTCAAACCTAATGCATCTACAGTTGCACCAGAACGATTAGTTCTAATTGAGAAAACTAATTTTAAATCTGTGTATGTTGCAGGAATAGAACTAAAATCAATACTGGCTGCACCACCAGAACCAACCGTGGTGGTTTGGATGAGTTTGTGTGTGACAGCCATTATGCAGCCTTAATCCCGTACAACGTGAATGTGCAACCAACAGCAAAGTTCTGACCAGTATCAGGCTTTAGCAACCAGGATGTGATTGCCTCTGGGGTTTTGCGCCATAAACCAACACCCTGTCTGACCAAAGCACCAGCGATGTTACCTCTAACCAAAACAGTCTTGAAGGTTGTTGTGTTTGTGTAGTTGAAAACATTCCAAATGCTGTTAGTTATTTCGCTACTCGTTATTAGAGCACCAGCAATAATTGATTGCGATGATGCACGACTAGAAGTTGCTGATGTTCCGTTGCCTGATAAAAGAGTGTACGAATAGTTTGTTGTGGTATCCCCGTTGAACTGGATGCTGATGCTGTCGGTTGAAAGACTTGCAGTATTGCCAGCAAAAACCATTACAAGGTCTGTGTAAGTTTGCGGGATAGAACTAAAAGTTACGGACGCGACAGCAGTACCGATTGTTTTTGTTTCGATTGGTTCATACGTTGCTGGCATAACTATCCCTTAATCCCGTACAAAGCGAACGATGAATACTGGGCAAAACTTCCAGAGAGTGTAATCGTTGTGACAGCAGATGTGTTTCTCCAGTTGTTTGACCTAAAAGCAACGCCACCCTGAGTGCTGTTGTTATCGTTGCCACCTATTGCACGAACAGTTTTGTATTTGTTTGTATCTGCGTAATCAAGAATGTCACAAACAACCACTAGTGGGAAGGTTAAACCTCCAGAAGTTCCTGGCAAATACATCAATGTATCAGGCGCACTAGCATTAGATGCAACCGTTGCGCCGTTGCCAGAAAGGTTGTGGTACGAATAGTTTGAGCCAGTATCACTATTGAATTGCATTGTTATGTTGTGGTTAGCAGATGGCATATCGTGAATACGAATCTGTAAATGCTTGTAGGTGCTAGGAATAGAAATAAATGTAATAGTTGAACTTCCACCCGAACCAACGGTTTCTGTAGCAATCGACTGAAAATCACCACTCGGACCCGCGCCCACTCCCGCCAAAATCAACATGACCGTTACGCCAAGTTACCGACGAGAACCCACGTATCAGTATCAATCTTCAACAAAGTTGCAACCGCATACTGAGCAGAAGTCTTAACCAAAGTACCCGCAGAACGCAACGTGACACCAGAACCAGCAGCCACAGTCACCTGACCAGCACCCAACTGCATCAAGTTCACCTGTGTACCAGTAGGAAACGCCACAGACGAGTTAGGAGGAACAGTCGCAGTAATCGCACTCGCATTAGAAAGAGTCACAAACTTTGCTGAGTCCGTCAACACAAGCGTGTACGTCGTACCAGTCTGAGCATTGAGAGTCAACTCACCCTCATACTGCCATTTAATACCAGTAGCCTCAGCAGCATCAGCAGTCAATTTCTTACGGTCAGTACCAACACCCAAACGGGTCACAGTTGAAGCAGCAGTAGCCGCATAAATATCGCCCTTGGTTGTAAGGGTAGCAATAGGCTGCTTGGTCGTGTCTGTTGGTGTAGCCCAAGTAACGCCGTTAGTAGCAGCCGCAGAAGCGACCAAAGCCTGACCGTCAGTGCCAACAGCCAAACGGTTGAGGGCTGACCCATCAGTTGCGAGCAAGTCACCCTTGGTTGTCAAGGTAGATGCAACCTTGTTTGCTTGGTCAGCGTCAGTAGCGGTGAAAACTGGGTAGCAGGTAGCACCAGCAGAGTGCGAGGCGGCGGTAGTGCCGTCAACACCACGAGTGATGCTTGATAGCGAAGAACCTGAGCGTGAACCTACAAGCACCTTTTCTTCGGTGCTAAGACCTGGGTCGATAACCATGAAGAACGAACCACTAGCGGTGTTGTTCCAGTTGGTTAAGTCACCAGTAAGGAGCGCAGAGGTATCGCCAGAGGTGATGGCGTTGGTCAGGGTGCATGCGGGTGCCGCACCTGCATATGACCGTCTCGCTGCGTATGCCATCTATAACTCCTAGTCTTGTACTGAACGCATTGTAACTGTACAGGTTCCTTCCAAGTCCCAGTTGGACTGGTACCCGTCAGCGACCTGAAACTCTAAGTCTTCTAATACTACAGAAAATGTTTCGATATTTTCCTGATAGTTTACCACACGCGGATTTGTCACTAAATCGCGTAGGGCGCGTAGTTCTGACTCAACATCAAAGTAGTAGTCGGTGTCGCGCACATGTAGACGGTGGTGCATGAGGATTGGGACACGGAATACTTGGCTGCGGGCTGGGCTGGCATAGGCTCGTGCCATCCAACGGGTAAGGGTTGGTGCGGTGGTTGCTGAACCTCTGTTGAGTGTCAGTTTGAATTTGGCTTCGATGAACTTGGACTGTGGTCCCGTAGATACCGATTCCGTTGCGAGTGATGTGGTGTGTGGCGACATTTCGGTGTAGTCGCCAGAGTCAAGGGAAATGCTTGGGGTGATTGTTCCGTAGAGAGGGGTGGTTCTAATGTCGAACTTGGCTACGAACTTGCGGTCAGGAATACCCCAACGGTAGATACCTGTAACGATTTCTCCGCTGGTTACAAAGTTGGCTGAGTCTTCAACATAGATACCGTCGCCCGATACAGAGAACAAACGCTTGTTGCTAAATGTTGCTACTGCCAGAACGTTTGATGTTGAGGTGTGCATCAGGTCGGTGGCATGGGCTGGGGTGTTAGTGGCGATAAACGTGGATAGGTCCAAGCGACCCAAGCCTGTGGAAACCCCGTCATAGTTGGACCAGTTGTACCAAACAAACTTTTCGTCAGCGGTGAATGACACAACGTTCCCGCTTGTTGGGATGAGTGCTCCTGTCGTAAGGTTGGAGTTTGAATCCGCAACCGCGTAACGGACACCCTTGTTTGTGCCGACGAGGATTGCACCGAGATACCCGTAGATGACAGTTGGTATTTCGCCTGATGGAAGTTCTAGTGCCACTACTGGTTGGTCAAGTACACCTGCTGCGGTGATAGTGATTTTGTAGATTGCTCCGCGTGTTCCTGCGTATCCTGCGGCATAGATTGCTGATTGTCCTGCAGCGAAACTTACCCAGTTCCATGTTGCTATCGGGTGTGCGTAGTCATCACCACCGATGTTTCCTGATGGGTTGTAGTACAGGTCTGTGGCATAACCACCTGATGCGTCACCAGAAACCATAAGGTTTCCCTTAACAAAGTCAACATAATAAAGTTGGTGTCCGTAAGCAACGTTTGATGCTACGTCTGCTGCGGTGTATTTCCATAAACCAAAACTGTTGGTTGTGCCAGCGTAGGTGAGATAAACGTTTGTACCATCGGATGCTATGTCGCGTGGTGTTAAACCTGCTGGCAATCCAGTAGCAGTTGTCCACGTTGGCGAGGTTGCAAACGGGTCTGTTGTGTATTTTAGGTTTTGCCCATCTACAACATAAACCCTGGTGTCAGTTACCACAAGTGGAAGATTGGTGTTCGCAGAGTTAAGTGATTCTTTGACAGCATTAAGTAGCGTTGCTTGTCCCTTGGTCCAAGGGTTTACACCTTTGCTGGAGTAGAACCTGTAGTCCTGTCCTTCTGCGGTGTCAGCATATTTTTGTCCAGCACCATAATGCCAAGACACTTCACCACGACGCCACAAACCCTGCGGGTTAATTGCGGCTTCACCTGGGGCTGTTGACTGGTCAACCGAGTCACGTACACGTGGTTCAAAACCGCGCGTAAATGTCCCTGCTTCTTGGTCAATAAGGAATGGGCGTCCATCGATAGCAATAGGAAAAATGTCTGGTACAAGGTTCGTGGTTGTTCCGCCAGCAAAAAACTGTGGCGCTGGAATAAAAGCGTCTGTGAACCTGTAGAGAGTTGTTGCCACCGCTTAGTCCTTAGACAGAAAAGTTGGGTATGACCTCATTAGTCGGGCGGCTTCTGCTTGGATACGGTCACGGCGAAGGCGTTGCAGGTTGGTGATTGAACTTGCTACTGCACCTGCTGGTACTTCTGCTGCGCGGCGTGTATCGCCTTGTGATTCTGTGAAGTTGCGTTTCATTTCACGTGGCGACATCAAACGAATTTGTGCGCCGAGCGCAATAATATCTGTGACCGTATCTTGAATCCCGCCAGTTGTGTTTACGTCAGAGGATTCGGTTGAAGCGGTCACATATGGTGCTTTGTAGACAACGCGAAGGCGACCTGGGAATACCCCTTGGTCGAACCGTAGGGCGTAGCCTGATGCGAAGTCGTCTGTTGGGACATCACGTACGAGACGTACTTTGCGTGCGACAGGGTAGTCGTCAACCATGTAGCGAACAGAGACGCTGAGTAGGTCGATGATGTCGGTTACACCTGTGAGGTTTATCATCAGGTCTGAACCGTTGTAATCAATGTTCAATGTTTTGACTTGGAACAATCCGTTTAGCGGAGATGACAGGTCACGGATTTCGTCGTTGATTGATTCAAGTACTTGCGAACGTGGGAAGCGTGGGCTGACGGTGATGATTGCATCCGTTGTGTGCGATGCTGCGGTTGTTCCATTGAAGCCGCGTTCAACTGTAAGCGTTTTGGTTGCTGAGTCAGTTGACCAGATGTACATTAGTTCTGAATCAATTTCGCAAACCTGTCCAGCACGCAACCCTTCAAGTGGGTACGTGGTTACAACACTCGTCGCGGACGAGTTGATGCTGGATGAAAGTTTGTTGCGCGGTTCAACTGTCCCCGACAGCAGTTGTCGCAACGTCCTATCAATAACGGTTGCGGCTGTGGTCATTTACTTCTTTTTCTTAGCCTTCTTCTTCATAGGCTTGCCAGTCTTCTTGGCTTCCTTTGCTGCGGCTGCCATTCCTTTAGCACCGTAACTAAATTCTTTTTTTCCTACCATTGGCATAGTGTCTCCTGTCGACTCTTAGATGTTACCATTTAACTTTATCTGCCCAATATGCGGCAGACATCTTGCCCTTAGCAATGTTCTTGGCGTGGCGTGCTTTGAAGGCTTTGTTCCTAGCAGAACTATCGGGTGAGCCTTGTACGCCTTGCTGACCGAACCTAATGAGTTTGACTTTGTCACCAGTTTTGGCTAAGACTGCATGGGATTTGTTGGCTTGAGGTGTGCGCTTTGGCTTGTTGTAGCCAGCGAACTTCTCGCCCCTGTACTCAATCATTTCTTCTTCTTTACCGCAGCGTTATCAACCAGGTTCGGGTACGGGCGTCCTGCTTTTTTGGCACGAGCCTTGGCAGCAGCCTTCTGGGATGGCGTCAATGGGGTGGATTTCTTGTTGGGGTTTTTTGTTTCCCAAAATGCTTTCTTCTTCATTGTTTCTCCACTAGATAGCCTGCGCTTCGCAGTATGTTGCGTACATTTAACACTACATCATAGGGTTTCCCAGGCTTTAGGTCGATGTAGTGGTCGCCGATTGTGGCTTTGATTGCGCGATTCACCTGAACCGTGGTGATTGGTTCCAACGGTTTCCAGTCTGGCGTGACACGGTTGCTGGATGGTTTAACAATTTGTAGTAGTTGGTTGGCGGCTGTGTCCCAGTTGAACGCTGCGACTTCTCCAGAGTTTTTGAATGCTTGTTTGCGGTACTTGTCGCGGTTCTTGTGGATGGAGATGATTGCTTCGGCTAATGCTTCTGGGTCTGGTTCGTCCCAGTCACCCATGTTTTGCCAGACACCCTTGGCGGTGGGGACGCTGGTGGTGGGGATGCGGTGGGTGGCTAGGTCGGAGAACTCTCGGTGACCGTGAGCGTCAGACAGGATGGTGGGTATGCCTGCTGAGATTGCTTGGAGTGGCATGAGTCCAAACCCTTCGCCGCGGGATACGGAGATGAAGCAGTCCATTGAACGGACCAGGTCGGCTTCTTCTTCTTCGGTCATCCAATGGTCATGGACCACCACGTTCGGATAGTTAAGGTCTTTGGGTGCGAACAGGTGTGGGGGGACAATCTTGATATGTAACTCTGTGTTAGGTAGACCTAACTTGTTAAACGTATCCAGTACAACATCTAGCCCTTTGCGATACCACTCTGACCCGCCACACAATATCTTGTATGTTTCAGTTCGCTCAACATCCTTTGGACACCATATGTTGCGGTTCACCCCAAGCGGAATGACATGCACGTTGTCGTGGTGTTGGGAGAATAAGTCAAAGTTGTGCAGGCTTGGCACGATAACCTTTTCAAAATTGTGCAGGTAGTCAGAGAACTCTGGGGGTAGCCAGTTCGTTTCCCACATGGTGAGCAGGTGCGGGGTTTGGGTTTTATGCCAGCCTTTGATTAGGTTGGGGCGAAGGGCAAAGACTACGTGTTCTGCGTCCTCGGTGAGCGTAACCTTTTGGGCTAATGCTGTCTTAAGTCCGACAACCATTTTGCCGTAGCCAACATGTTCAAGGTTGACACCGACAAGGTTTAGATAGTTGGCAGAATCCCTGTCTCCACTTGCCATGATTCCTGTGCTTTCTTTTCTACCTCGGCAGCACCATCAATCTTCTTAGGTTGCAAACCATCAGCGCGAAGACGTTTGTATGCTGGCATATCTTTGTTCCAATTACGTTCAGTTGTATTGACTTCCGCCACCCTAGCCCCTCGGCTAGTAGTCGTGTTGGTCCCCATGCGAACCCCTGCGACCCTGCAACCAAAGCATCCTTCAACATCTAGAGTCGGATGTGTTTCCCTGTGTTTCATGTGATGTATGCCCCGTATCCTGCCGCAGTTAATGCGGTTGCTTCTGCTGCTGTTATCTCGTTATCGTGTCCGCCATAATACACTTTTGAAACCATGCTCAGACTTGACGGCTGGTTGTCTGTGAAGTTTCCATCGGTGAGCAGGAAGATGTTGCGTCCGCGTGGTGATGCTTCGATTCGTCCACCAAGACGGTTCGCTAGACGTTGGTCTTTTGACAAATGTAAACCGCCCATGTAGTCGCTGATGATTACTGGTACAACAAAGTTGTCGGTTGGTGGGTTGAATGTTGCCATCAGGTGATACTACTTCCATAGCCTGCTGCTGTGAGTTCGGTTATTTCTGCTGCGGTCAAGAAGTTGTCATGTCCACCAAGATAAGTTCTGGTGATGAGTTCTATTCTGCGTGGGTCTGTGGTCGTGTAACTACCGTCAGTGAGCCTGTACAGGTTTTTGGCGCGGGAACCTTGTGGGGTGTGGGAGAACAGTCGGTCTGGTGATTCTTCTGAGAGTCTTACCGCGAACGGGTAGCCTTCGGTTATTGGGACTCTGAAGATGTGTGACTTGTCCCAGTTGGCTGTGGCTGTTCCGTCGCCCGAACCTGTGCATGTTCTGAATAGTGCCCGTGCGCCAACCGTCTCCGACGTTCCCTCTCCCGAACCCGACGATGTACGGATAGCCGTGAGAACCCTCGTCGCCTCAGACGTTCCATCGCCTGAACCTGTGCTAATTCTAACAAGAACATGAACTGAGATTGTAGTCGCAGAACCAACGCCTGATGCTGTGCCACTTCGCACAGGAAGAATTTTGCCTACTGTTGTATCTGAACCTGCTCCGCTTCCTGATGCTGTGCGCGGTGAAACGTGCAGTCCTGTGGAATCCATCGTGCCAACACCCGAACCAGTTGCGCTGCGAAGAAGAACAACAATCCGTGTCGCAGACTCAGAACCCGTACCACTACCCGTACCCTGCCGTTGACGTAATACTTGTGCCGATGAAGAAGCGGTACCTAAACCCGATGCGGTAGCAGTAACCGTAACGATTGCGCGTACACCAAGATAGAAGCGTCCACCGTTTTTGTAAAAACCTGTGTGGTAATCGACAAGACGGTCAAGTCTCGTAACAGTTCTACCAGATGCGCTTTCTGATGTTCCGTTGCCAGGTCCAGTAGCGGTGCGTCCTACCGTACGGAAATAGGTTGCCCGATAAAACGGGTGGGTATCAAAAAACGGTTCGCTAAAACCTGTGACTGCTGTTTGCGCCATAAGGGGTTATCCCCTAACGGCTAGTCGAGCGACAGCGTGAGAGTAGTGATTTGGAAAGTGTCACCAGCGGTCACGGCTGCTGATGAAGATAGTGCACCAGTCCACAAACAGTTACCAGCGGTTGAAGCATCCCACATAGACCAATGCGAATAAGTTTCAGTAGCAGCAACGTTCGTCCACTCCAAAGTTGCAGAGGTTGCAATAGCACCAGAAGCAGCAGTAGCCCAAGCAGCAACCTTGCGAGTTGCTTCGGTTGCGGCGGCAGTAGTGCCAGCCTCACCAGCATCAGCGGTATGCAACTTGATATATACGTTTGTTGGCATGGTCCACGCGGTCTTACCTGTCGTGTGTTCCAAAATCTTTAATTCTGCATAGTTAGAAATCGACATTGTAAACCTTTCGTATCATATGACTATAGCAAAACGAAAGCCCCCCACCTCCCGTACTAGGGGAAATGAGGGGCTTTTGCTTTAACTGTTATCAGTTATTAGTTGGAGCCAATGCTTGAGGATGACTCAATGCGGCGTAGCGATGCTTCGCGGAAGCGACCATAGCCACCCAACCAGTACCAACCCAATGGCTGCAAGCGCATAAGGATGTCGGTTACGTTGCCACGGACAATCTTCGGTACTGCACCGTTTCCGTCTTGTACGCTGTATGCCTTTGCAAGAGCCTGACGACCCATGATGTGTGTGCAATAAGCGTCGATTGAACCAGTTGTGCTGGTTCCGTTCGATGCGTTGGTGAACACCTTGGCACGTGGGGTTTCGATGAAACGGACGGATTCGAACTTGCCGATTTCGCCGTTGTAAATTCCCTCTGGGTTGACGTAGTTAGCAGGGGTGCGCCATGCTGCTGCGTCAGTTGCCGAACGGAAGTCGTACGAAACGTCTGGGTGAATGTAACCGAGGTATGAACCGTCGAAGGTTGCAACGTTTGCTGCACGAAGTTGTGCAGTTACCTTGCGAACATCGTCAGCAGACAAGATGTCATCTGTTGAAATCGATTCACGGCTGGTTGGTGTGGTGGTTCCACCCGTTGCGTAAACAACGTTGGTTCCTGCTGCAAGAACTTCACGGATAACTTGGTCGATTGAATCGCCTGCGTTGTATCCGATGATGTTTGCTGCTGCTGTGTCAACATCCAAGAACGCTGTTCCACGCAACTTGGCGGTGGTTACTACTGCGTTACCGTATTCGTTAAGAGTTACGGTTACTTGGCTGTCGGACAATGCTGTTGGGGTTACGTCGGTAACTTCGTTCAACGTTGACGTTGCTGCTGCAATGTCTGCGAAGATGGTGAATGTTACGCCTGTACCTGGCATTGCCTGCTGTACTGGTTGTACGTCTGCTGCCTGGTCGAACAAGAGTTCTGAACGCAACGCGAAATACGCGAGACGGTCAAATGCTACCTGGTCTACGGACAGTGACGAGAGTTGGGTTTCGCCTGCCATGATTTTTATTCCTTTGGTTTAGAGGTTTATGAGTTTTCTGTTGCTGCTCGTGCCTCTGCCAAAATTTTTTCAACTTCTCGTGGCGACTCTGCTTCTTCCAAACGTCGCGCCCAATCGACTGGAGGCTGTGCGGTTTGTGAACCTGCCGCTATTTTTGCGGTTCGGTTCCAAGCCTTTGCCTCATCGGTTTGGGATGGTGCTACGGGTGGACTAATCAATTGCGCCTCGACTGCAGCCTCACGGATTGCTTCCTGGTTTAGTTCGCCGTCGTATCCTTTGACAAAGTACTTTGCCATTGGTGAGGTTGGGTCAATACCCGCCTTCACAAAGGCTAGTTCTCGTCTTTCGGATTCGGCTTCCGCAAGAAGTTTTTTGGCTTCTGCGTTTTCCTTTTCCAGTTGCTTCATCCTTGCCCGCAACGGATTGCGAGTTTCGGTTTCTTCCAGTTGGTCTTCGTCGTAGTTGTCAAACTGTGACATTATGGCACGCTCCTTTTGCCCACATCACATCGGAGGGAAGTGATGGCTGCTTAGTTGATTGGTACACCCCGTATGCGCCGTGCGAGTCGGGGGGCGCCCGCACAGGTTCCTACTGTTCAAAGTATCATTTGTTACATTATCCTGTCGTAAGACAGAATGCAATCAGGCGTTATTCTCCGACTGTGCCGAGTCCTGTTTGTCCGCCGCCTTCGAATGTTGCTTGTCGGCGTCGTGCTGTTTTGGCTACACGTTGCTGGGCGGCAGCGTTCACTCCTGTTGCACCTTGGATGAGTTCTTGCTGGGTGAGTGCTTGTTCGCCTGCGATTGGGCGAGTAAGTTCCTGCAGAGAACGTACATCAGAGAACGCTTGTTGTGCTTGTTGTTCTGTTACGCCACCTAATACGAGTTCTTCTGCTTGGGTCGCGGTGAGTCCGATGCCTGCTTGTTTGCGGGCTTGTGCGGCTACTTCTGCGGCACGTGCGGAGCGTACTACTGCGTCTCTGTTGCGGTTTGGGTCAATGAAGTAGGCGGCAAGTGTGCCTTCGTCTAGCCCGTATAGGGTTTTGAGTTCGTTTACTACTGCTGGGTCAGCGTTCTTGACTGCGGCATAGCCTTGTTGCACACGGTATTGGATTTCGTCGGGGGCAATATCGTTGCTAATGAATGTCGCAAAGTCTTCTTTGTCGTTGTAAAAATCTGGGGGCATTCCAGCAGCGTTCAATACTTGACGGTATGAGGACTCTAATTGCAGGTATTGGGATACTGAGTAGGCTGGTTTGTTTGCTGCGCGACGTGCTTCGTTACCTGAAAAGCGTCGTTTGAATGCTTCTGATTCGCGGAGTTGGATTCCGATGTCATCGATGGTGGATGCGCCTGTGATGCGTCGGTCAGCGAGTGCGGTCTTAACATCGGCTAGTAGGGCTGGGTCGTCCATATCGTAATACTTTAGGGTGGCTGCAAGAATGCTTGATGCGGTTTCTACGCCTTGCTGGAACTCCAAAGCATCCTGTTCTTTTTTGTATTTAATTAGAGCATCATCATCGTCGTCTTCTTCTGGTGCTGAAACACGTTTAACAGAACCGTCGCTAAACACGGTAACACGCATACGGCTCTTGCCGCTTTCCTCAAAATAGGTATCTACAACCGTTGGTTCGCCGCCGCCAGTACCTCCACCAGTATCTCCACCTGTAGGTCCGCCAGCAGGTCTACCACCACCTGGGATAATGCCATAAGCATCGCCCATGCGCTCCTGAATTCCACCAAATATGTTGCTCATTAGATAATCCTTCCAAATGCTTGTGCAAGATTGCTTGCGAGACTACGTGCCTCGCCTTTAGCGTTCTCTGTCTTCTCCCAACCATAGCGGGCATCAGTACGCAACAGTTTCTCCCACTCACCTGTGGTCATGGCACGCTTCTTACCTTCTTCACCAAAAGCCAACGCAATTTCATAGTCGCCTTGTGACATGTCAATAGTGTTCGGGTCAACCTCTAACAGTTTGGCTGCTGTCTGCCTGTAGTTACCCGCCAAGTCCTCAAGGGTTACACCCTGGTCAATGAGGTCAGCGAGATGCTTGTAACGTGTTTTTGCTAATTCACGTTGCTGGCGTTGGAAATCTGATGTCGTAATTGTTCCTGTCAGCACACTTTCAATGCTGGATTGTGGTGCGCTATTAAAGAAGTTTTTGGCAATCAACTGCACATTCAGATAGTCATTGCCTGCCGTGGCACGCTTTATCGATGTTGGGTTGGCATAGGTGCCGTCAGGGTTTTTACGGAATACTTCCTTATAGGTTTCAGCCTTAAGGGTTTCACCTGTCCAACCAAAGTTGATGGAGTCGGTTACGAATTTAGAGAAGTCTGTGCTGTCGAAACCAAGGTCTCCAACAATCTTTTTAATTTCTTTTACTTTGCCTGATGCGGCTAGTTCGTTATAGAAGTCAACACCCTGAAGTTCGGCGGCAAATCGTGCCTGACCCTCAGTGGATTCATAGTATTTCTCGTCGTGAGCCTTTTGTAGCAGGGCAAATAGTTGTGGATATTTAGTGCGGTCTTGGTCAAGCAACCATGCTTTTGCTGGGAACGTTGAACGAAATGTTGCTTCCCAATCAGTTGATGGGGTAACTGCCGTTGTTACACCCTTAACAACTTTTGGCACCTTAGTCACTCCAGCGGTTGAAACAACCTTTGCTTTTTCTGTGACACTACCGTCGGTGTAAGTTGTCTGAACTACGGTAACACCATTCTTAACAACTTCTCTTGTGCTTTTTACGGTAAGGGTTTCATCAGCAGCAAGACGTTTAGCGGTTTCTATTTGTGATGCGCGTTCTGCGGTATCAGCAGTAGACGGGCTGATGCCTGCACCAGATGTCGCTGCATCTGTGCCGCCTTCACGTTCTTGACCACCACGGGAGATGTTAGGAATAGCAATTCCTTCAAGCATTTTGTCTTGAGGGTTAACACCTTGCAACGCCCTATAAGTCTCGCCAACGACTTTCTGCGCGGCAGCCACATCACCATTTCTATCAATAGCGATATTAAGGTTCTCTAATGCTGCTTTTAATTTTCCACGCGCCGCATAAATTGTACGTTTAATTTTTTCTCGTGCTTCGCGTTCTTCTGGGGTAACAATAAATGCTTCTGATTCTTTTGCAGATTTAGCACTTTGCATTTTTTCAAGTTGTTTAACAACCTTGTCACGTTCAACAACAAGTTGAGCAAGCGTATAAGACTTGTTTTTGTATCTTGCAGAACCACCTGCACGAACATTAGGGTCCTTGATTAGTTCCTCAAGGGTTTTGAGGTCGTCACTTATAGACATTATGCAAGTCCTTTAATCGATTTGTCAAGAATATCGAACAACGACAACATGCCAACAGATGCAGCCTCAGCACCATACTGCTGTTCTACCTGCACTTCGGCGGCGGTTTGCAGGCTTGGAGCCTTAACACCGCCAGTGCCTTCGGTGATTTCTTTGCCTTCGTAGGCTTTAACAAACTTTTCAATCTCATCATTAGATACATCTCGCCCTAACATTTTGCGGGTTGCATCTTTGAACACAGCACGGATGTCTTCCTTGGCTGTGGTGCGAACACGTTTGCCACCAGACCCTTTGAAGGTGGTAAGAAACTGGCTGTATGCAACATCAGAAGTAACACCTTGTGCGTTTGCAAAACGAAGGAATTCTCCCATTGCGGAAAAGTCTTTAGTGTCAAAGCCTGTGGCGGATGGTCTTCCTGTGCCGTATAGTCCGCGTGCTGCAAGCGAGTTAAGGAATGCTTGGCGTTCTGCCAAATCCATTTTTGCTAGTTCGGCGTATGCCTCTTTTGTTGGGTCATACTGTCCGCGGGTGATGATGCCTCTGGAGTCAACAAGGTTTTGACCGACATAACCGAATGAGGTTGGTCCAGCGATTTCACGTGTGCGAGCAGAGGTGGTTTCGGTAGGGGAAACTGGGGTGGTGCTTACGACGTCGCCTTCACCTGGTGCAAACCCTGCAAGGGTTGCACCTTTAACTTGTCGTACTTGTAGTTTTTGGTTTGGGTCTAACCCTGATGTGCCTGCGGACAATGCAGGGGCGTCGGCAGCGGGCTGCGTTTGGTTTTGTGTGTCTTCTGACATTAGTCTACCTCTGCTGCAAGTTTATCTTCAAAAATACGGGCGAATTCTGGTGTTCTTTGGATAAGCACCTGTGCAATACTACTCAACCAATCACGCAACGGTTCGGCTCGCGCGGAATCAAGGCTCTTAAGGTTGACTGCACCTGCTTGTGCAAGGGCTTTATCGCGTGCAGCAATATACTCTTTGACCGCTTGAGCAACATCGTTATCAGCGAGACGCTCATCCTGTACAGCAAACTTGAGTTCGCTAACAAAGGATTCGAACTGTCCTGGGTTGAAATCTGCTTTAACAGGGAAACCTGGGTATTGGCTGTTGAGGTATCCGCGCCATTGGGTCAGCCAGTCACGTTGTTCTGTGCTGATTCTGTCACCCAACTGGTTGCGCTTGGAACGATAGACGGCTGCACCTAAACGGTATTGGGCAGCGGCAACCATCTCTGGGGCTGACAGCCGTCGGCGTTGACCTTTTTGCAGTTGACGGTTCCAAGTTTCGAACGAGAAGTCGTCGCCGCCTGGGGCGAAGTATCCTGCGGTTTGGCTGTATTGGCTGAATAGGTCGCCGTTGTTACGTTGCCAGTTACCGAATGCTTCGGATGCTTCCAAGCCACCTGCAAGTGGTTCTGTCTTATGACCGAGATAGATGAATGCGTTTTCACCGAAGGTTTCGATGAAGCGTTGTACAGCGTTGTCTGGGTTTTCGCTTTGGAACTTATAAAACTCTTGAGCGATTGCTGATGCGGTGATGTCTCCGCCTTGGGTTTCTAGACCGAAATCGATTTGTGGTGATGATGGTCCTGTGAACTGAAACAATGCTCGCAACCCTGCAAGAATTCGGGCTTTGCCTTTGGCATCTGCATAAAGTTTGGCTGTGTCGTTAGGGTCGGTCAGGTCGTATTCACCTGATGATGCTAGGTATTTAACTGTTTCACCGTAGGTGTTTCCAAAAATGGTTTCCATGTTGGTGGTATCAGCGCGTATTGCTTCAATTCCACGAACCGCCCATTGTGGGGCAAGCGATGAGACACCCTTTTTGCCGTATGGAAGAACAATGCTTCGTACGAAATCAAGTCGTGGTGTGTCTGGGATTAGTTCGCTTGCTGCAATTTGTGCAACTGGACCTACACCTGGGACGCTCAATACCTGGAATGCGCCACGTACAGGGAACTGCAGGAGTGAGCCTGCCCATCCGCCAACTGGGAAGTTGAATACATGTTTGCCGCTTGTTGGGTCTTTGCCGAACCATCCTGCGCCGATGTTGTCTGGGTCTTCGCTGTTGTAGTTGACACCATTGTATGCGAGTTGGGTTTTACGGATTCGCGATGGGTCTTCGATTAGATAGCCAACATATTTGCCAAGGGTTTCACGGAATGCTGTGGCGAATGGCATCACTACACGAAGCATGTCTTCAACGTTGGATTTCTGTTGAGCGTTGTAGAGAATATCTTGTAGTTCTTGCACAGCCATTGATGACGCATATTCTTCTAGTTCTGCAATGGTTGCGTCGCCTGTTGAAACCTTATTGAAGATTGCGTCGTAGTTGCGTTTGTTACCAACGTATTGTTCCACTGTAAGACGAGCGCGTTTTCCTTCTCGCGCTAGGTCCGCGTTTAGTTCATCAACGTAACGGGTGATGTTTGCGCGTAGAGTTGTTTGTTCTGTTGGGGATAGCAAGAATGCTTGGTCTGCTACTTCTTTATAAAAGGCTTGACGGTACAAGGGTGAACGTTCGAGACTTTGTGTCGAGCGTCCCACGAGACTGTTAAAGAACCACTTAACTCCAGTGTCTAATGCTTGTGAGATTTTGTCCAAGCCAACTGTTTTGCCTTTTTCTACACGAACAGCAACTTTGACTTCTTCAGCAAGTTGTTGTTTTGCGCCTTTGTAATTGAGGTGTTCGCGGAGTGCTTCACTTCCCAATAGTGATGGGTCTTTTTCTTTTGTGGTAAAAGCCCTACCTGGTGCGACTGGTTGGATGTCTGCTATTTCACGGTTAATCATTGCCCCAGGATTAAATGGGTCTTCAATCATGCTGGTTTTAATTGAAACAATTACGCCCTGGCGGTCATCTGGGAGGTTAACCAAACCACCTATACCGCGTGGGTTGTTTGCTTCGTCTGTGGCATAGGTTACGGAGTCAAGTGTTTGTTCTACACGACGTGCAATTTCTGCTTCGTCTGTGAACTCACCAGCAACCTTAACGTTTTCCATAAGTGGAACACGGTCAAATGCAACGATGAATCTTAGGTCTTCGTCAACTACGCCTGTCGGTGAGGAACCGCGAAGAATAGTTGATAACTTTGCTGTTGACAAACGGTCTATCCAGCCAATAAGAATTGCGTCATCGCCCGTGGACTTAAAAGCCTGAAAATATGGATTACCGCTGTCGTCTGTAACTTTGACTCCGTTGCGGAAATTATCAATGACTATCCTCTTAGCCTCTTTACCATCTGCGGTGCTATTGAACCATTGGAGAGTTCTTTCTAAGCGTTCTTGTTGCGGAAGATTCCAGAACGAAGCAATACGTGAAAGGATTGGGTCTGTGGCAATTTGACCCAAGTTGTCTACGTATCCCGTGATATGACCTTCTGGGTTTACTTGTCTTGAAACCTGCGCGAATTGTTCACTTCTATACATTGATTCATTAAAAGCCGCAGGGTCTTGAAGATGCTCATACACAGAACGCTGTACCGATTTTTTATACCCATCAAAAATTGAGTTAATTTCTCCAGCACCATCTTCTAATGCTTCTTCGAAAGTAGTTGCAACGTTGACTCCAGTTGGGTCCATTTTCCCTGTGAGTGGTCCAACATACCTGCGCCCCATAACAGTTTGAATGGTGCGAAATGGGTGTGTAAAGAATGATTCGTAACCTCGTGCGCCAATACGAATGTGTGAGTCAATCATGTTTCTTACGATGTATCCGCCTGTAGCAAGCACCATTGGCTTCCATACTTCTTGCTGGAGTTGTTCCGCGGCTGCTATGAGTGCGCGTTCGCGACCATCTTTAGTGCGAAGGACATGACGGAATACTTTGTTTCCGCCAATCTTGGCTCCAGTTAAAGCGCGAAACTTTCGATAGTCAGGGAGAACCTGCACATTTTCAATCATTTCATTAAGCGCGCTTGCGCCTTGCAGTTTTAGTTGGTCAAGTTGGTCTGGACTGTATCGTGCGAATTCTTGTGGGTCTGTGTAATCACGAAGGAATTGAATCATTCCGCCGTCGTCAAGTTTGCCGTTTTGGTCAACACTGTATGCGCGTAATTTTGCTTTGTCTGCACGGATACTGTCTACCGCTTTTTTTGCTACTGCTTTATCTGCATCAGCATGTTCAGTAATTATTTCAAGAAAATCATCATATAATTTGTCTGCTGATTCACGGCGCGCAGCAGTGTTTTCTAAACTAAACGTGTTCATTGCTTTACCCAAAAACTTTTCGTATGTTTCTGGTAACTGCTGGTCAATCTTTAGACCTCTCATCCACTGACGGTACGTGGCAATTGACCTAGAGCGTTCCATGCCTGTTCCGTTAATGATGGCTTGCTGTGTTGGGATTTCTGACCACCATCGGCTGTTGCGGATTGAACGGTACAAAGGCACACGTTCACGAGCGTATTGGCGTGCAGCAAATGTTGCACCTGTTCCTGTTACCCCAGAAATAGACCGCGGAAGAATGCTTGCGTCTTTTTGTCCGCCAAGCACTGCTGCTGCCTCACCAATGATTGCTTTCACTTTGTCTGGTGAATCTGCGCGAGCGAGACGCATTGCTACTTCTGGGTCGATTTTGTCACCGAAGTCTTCAAGGATTTTTGCTGCGGCGCGACCTATTTGGTTGTCTGCGTCAACACCTGTTAGTTTGCGGCTGGTGATGTTGTCCGTTGCTGCTTTGGCGTGTTCAGCAAGGCGGTCTGCCATTCGTCCTGCGCGCGTGTTCTTGTCAAACCATGTATAGAACTTTGATTCAACAAATGCAATGCTTTCTTTCGCATCAAGTCCTGCTTCTCCGCGTGCGATTCGTGCAGCAGCGGCACCTGCTTCTTTGCTGATTTTTGGTATTTGGTCTGTTTGTACTATCCCGCGTTCAACAAGTTGTTTACCTAATGCTTGAGATATTTTACGAGTGCCAATCAAACCCTTAATAGTGTCATCTGCGTACGCACCTGTTTTTGCGGCTTTGAATGCTTGTCCAAGGTAGAGCGTTGGGTCAGCAAAAATTTGTACGCCAGCATCAAGAAAACCTGACAGTAGTGAGTATTCTTTTGAACCTGGGGTAAACACTATGTCTGCTGCACCACGTCCAATAGTCCATGCGTTGCCATTGATTGTTCCACGGAACTCTCGTGCTTTTTGTGCTTGTGTTTTTTGTGCTTCGCCACCGAAAAAGAAACCTGAGCCTGCGTCATTGCTCCCAGCCATCTGACCTAACTGTGTGGATGCGAACCATCCGTCTACACCTGCTGGGTCATTTCCTGAGAATGCTTGTGATGCAGCGTTTTGTACAAGGTCTGGCGTGAACTGCAATGCAGCAAACGTCCAACGTGATAATGCTTTTGCTTTACCGTAAACGTTTCGCTGGAACCAACTACCTTGTTCTTGTTTTGGTTGAGGGGTGTTGGTCATCACATATTGTTTGCCAGCAACGTTTGACACAGCATCGATTGCTTGTTGTGATGCGTTTTGTTTCGCTAAGTCAAGAATGATGCGTGGAGAAATCCACGGTGACTGACGATAAATTTGTGAAGCGGCTTGTGCTTGCTGTGGTGTTACTGTTTTGGCAAATTTTGCTTGCGCCGCAATGTTGGCTTGTGCGTCTTTATCGTTGTTCTCTTCGTCGACTGGGTCGAATGCACCGAATAATGCCATTAGTATCCTTCACGTATGTATGAGTCCAGCATGTCTGCGAGTTCTTCGCTTGGGTATGTTGCGTAAAGTGCACGTAGTTCGTCAAGGATTGGGTCGCTGTTACGCGGTCCGATGTATCCACCTAGTTGCTGTGTGCGTCCTGGTCCAAATGGTGCGCCTGCGGTAAGAGGCTCGTTGGGGCGTTCTGTTGGACGTGATAGTGGTCCCATTGAACCTGGTGCTACACGTGGTTGTTGTGGTGTAGCGGTTGGTGCTACATCTGTTGGTGGGGCTGCCATTGGTACTGCACGTTGTGCTGCTACTTGTTTTCCTGCTTCACCATAAGTTTGTCCTGGTGCTGCTTTTGCTGCCATTTTTTTTGCGGGATTACGGAGGTCTGAACGATTTGGATATTGCTTTGCCATTAGCCCAACCTACCTGCAAGTGAGAGTACTCCGCCAGGTGTTCCTGGTTGTGCTGCTGCTCCTGCTGGTGGTCCGCCGAGTTGTGAGAGGAGTCCTTCGATTCCTGCTGGTCCACCTGCTGTTGGTTGCTCTGCACCCATTCCTGGCATTGCTAGTCCTGGCATTGCTTCTGGTGCACCAGGTTCTACTGGTGTTGCTTGACGTTGTTGTGCGCGTTGGTTGGTTCGAGTTACAGCCTCGTGTAGTGGCACGTTTTCTTCCAATGTAAGTTTGGTTAAGTATGCAAGGTCTTCTGGTTGGTATGGTCCGTTAGGGTCGGCTGCTTGCGCTTGGATAGAAGATAGCAATGCTGCTTCTACTGACTCTGCGGTGATGCGGTCCTTTTCCAACTCTGGGTCAGAGATGAGTGGGTCGGCTTCACGTGCGGATTCTTTAGACATAAGTCCCGTTCCGAGACGCTGTCCAAGTCCTACGATGAGTCCGTTGACGTCTGCACCCGATGATGGATAGTTGACGTAGTGGAAGTCTGTTTCCCAAATTTTGTTTGGGATGTAATCTATGCGTCCGCTTGATTGGCGTCCTGGCATAAAGAACGATTTGGACATGTTTCCAAAATACGATTTCTCTAGAGCAATAGCAATCTTGTCTTCTTCAAGGAGTGATTGGGAGAAGATTGATTGTGCTTCTTGCACGCGGAAGTCTACGGTTGCTGAGAGTACTGATTCTCCACGGCGTCCTGTGCGGATGTTGGTTCCTGATTCGCCACCGAACTCGGCAGGGATTGCACCTTCAAGACGCTCTTGACGTTCCAAGCGGTCTAGGGCTACGTCTGTCTTGTATCCAGGGTTTGATTGCAACTGTTGGATGTCGCCACCCTTGACAACACCAAGTTGTCCTGTCTTGCCATCGGCAATCTGCAGGATTTCTGGGTTTTCGCCTGGGCGTGCAATGAGGTATTCGTCTGGGAAGATACCGCGTTCGATAGCAATTTCTGTGAGTGCTTGCAAACGGGCACGTGTGTAGTACATGCCCATAACACCGTCGAACTGTCCGCGAGGAAGGTCAAGGGTGATGCGTTGTGGGACGACTGCTAGTGGGATTCCCGCACGGTTAGGGATGCGTTCTAGTTCTACAACTTCCATGCCAGAGCGTTCTTCTGGTGAAAGTGTTTGAGTGTTCTCTGGTCCCATTACACAGCAAATAATTTCGTTCTCATCAACATATTCGAGAATTACGTACAGGGTGTCGAAGCGTACTTTGCCCATGCGGAGTTTGCCAATGACTTGTTCGCCATAGTTGGAGATAAGCCATGATGCTGGCTTCATGTAGGTGAAGATGCAGTCGTCTGGGACTAGGTTATCTGGGTCATCTGATGGTGCAGCGTATGTGTCTAGTGGGTTTCGTACTGACCATTTTGGCATTAGGTTTTTGAAATCGGGGCGCAGCATGACTGGGCTTGACGAGTATGCAAGAAGGTGACGTGCGCGGCGTCGCATTTTCAAATCCATTTTGTTTGTATCCCACATAGATAGGATTGCTTTGCGGCGGGTGCGTGATAGTTCTTTGCTTCGCTCGTTGCCTTCTTTTACTGGCGGAAAGTATGGCATCGGCATCGTGGATGCGACACGCATAGAAGTCTGGTCCAAGCCCTGTACTAAAAGGTTGGCTGTTGAGGTGCGTGCGTTGCGGTCTAACTCGTTTAACGGTACGATGACGTCGCCGTTGGCTAGGTCGCGGACGCGGCGCATTTGTGCGAGCACTGGTCCTTGTGTTTCTCGACGTGATTTGTAGAGACTTACAATTTCTTCGACGGTAATTGCCACTAATCAACCTTTGCGATGTTAAACCTGGTGGTTATAGCATACACAAGTGTTATATCCATGAGGGTCGCCACTGTCTTGGCGGTCTTTTTATCGTTGTGAGGTTCGGTGCATGCAGACATGCGAACCATAACGCCATTGCTAGGTCGGTTCCGTTCTTTTTGTCGCGGGTCCATTTGCAAAGTTCATCTACTAGGGCAAGTGTCTTCCAGTTTCCGCGCATTGTGGGTAGCCGCAGTGAACCTGAGCGTACAAGTGTTGGGATGATTGCTTCAATTCCTAGGTTTTGGTCTAATTTGTTGCGGGCTGTGGTGTGGGGCAGGATGTTTACACCCCATAGGGCTGTCCATTTGCGAACAAAGTCGTGTTGGAGTAGGAATCTTTGGGCTGCGTTGATTTCTACGATAATGTGGGACACGGGATAGCCAAGATAGTTAGCGCGTTCGCACCATTCTTCAAGTATTCCTGTGTATGAGCCATCGGTTGTGTTGTATCCGAGGAGGTTTTCTGCTGTGAGTTTGGTTCTTTGGATGTCTACGATGTGATACAGGTTGTGTTCTGGTTGGTAGAGCATCCAGATGAGTCCCCAGAATTGGGTTGGGGATGGGTCAATGCTGATGATGGAGATAACTGGGGCGCGTAATCCTGGTGGGATGTGTTCTGGTAGACGTTCGTTGTCTATGCAGCCTTGGTAGAGTACGCCGTCTTGTCCTAGTCCGCCTGTAATCCATGTTCTATCAACAAGATATGTTTCGTCTGCGAGGTCTTCTTGTTGGTAAATGACACGGAACCGTTCATTGTTTGAAGAACGGAGATACGAGAGGTCTTTCCACGAGAGCCTTTTGGGGTCAAGTAGTGGTCCATCAGGGTAAGCAGGCGAGTCAAGACGCCTGGACTTAGGACCAGTATCCAAGTCTTCGTAGTACGCCTTGTAAATAATATGCTTATATTTTTGCTTCTTGGTGGGTTCAGGCTTCTCAAGCACATTGGAAGTTGTGACATCTTCGCCATCATAATCGTCTTCGTCTAGGTCATACGTTACTTTGTTCAGACAGTGGGCATACAGGTCGCCTGAGCCAAGCCTTTGTCCAACTACAACCAAGGTGCCGCCTGGGTCTACACGTGCTTCTGCCATTGAGTCCCAGCGTTCTAGGAGTTTGTCACGGGCTGTGGATTCGCGTGCGTTTTCGGTAGAGGCTACGTCGTCAAAGAGGCAGAGGTCTGCACGGTGTCCAATGAACTCTGCGTCGATACCATATGCACGTACGGTTGGTTCTTTGTTGTCTAGCCCGTTGCCGTCTAGTTGTTCAACAATGAATTCTTCAGCACGCCATAGCGCACCTTTGTCTGCTGGTTTGAATCTCCCGTAGTCGATTGACAGGCAGCCCAGTGCATCTACTGCCAAACCCTTCTTAACTAGTTCTGTGTCAGCAAGCATAGGGTTGGGGCGTTCTAGGGTTTCGCGGATTCGGCGGGAGTACATTTTGGCTAGGTTTTGGTTGGCGGAGCCGATGAGTACACGGATGGCACGGTTCTTTACGATTGCCCATACCGCAACATCATGGAACAGGGTTGACTTACCAGCGCCAGGTGGGACGTTGAGACAGATAAATTCTTTTTCTTCGCTGTCTAGTGACATAACGATTTCTAGTGCGGCTTCAACTTGCCACGGTGCGGAGACTCGTCCTAGGTAATGTTCACGGAAGAATTGAAAGTCGTCTAATCCTCGTTGTGCTTCTGGGGTGAGACGGTCTAATGGTATCGCTGGTGGTAGGTCTGCTGCTTCAGCAAGGTCCATTGCGTCTTCCCATTGGACGCCACCCTGTCTGCGGGTGTGTTTGGTGAGTTCGATTGCTGCAACATCTGCGTTTGCTTTGGCTACTTTAGATTTTTTTATCCAGTTGTAACCTGTGTTGGGGTGTACACCTGCGATGCGGCATGCGTCTAACGTTGTGTGTCCTGAGTGGATTGCTTGCCAGAAACGTGCTTTGTCGTTTGCTGGAACCTTACGAATTCCCTGTGCCATGTGGTTTGTAATCTAGCAGGTATAAACAAAAGACCCCCACTTTTCAGCAGGGGTCTTTTTATCACCTAGGTGATGGGGAATTACTTTTTGCCTCTAGCAACCTTTACTCGGCTAGCACCAGGAGCAAGATTTGTTCTACTGCTTTTTGCAAGTGATTCAGCGCGTTTTTTATTTTCTTTTTTTACTTGGTTAAGTTGACGCTGAGCCAATCTTCCAGACACGAACAACCCCATACCCGATAGGTCTCCTGCGCGGGAATTGTATTCCCTTTGTGACATAAGTTCATCACCTGTTGAAGAATACCTTTGTGGACTGGTTTTTCTTTGTGAAGCAGTTTTGGCTTGACTTTTCTTTTGTGCTGCATCTGCTTTCATTTTTGCGCCGCGGTCAGAACCGCTTGCAGATGATGTTTTCTTAGAGACTGTTTTCTTTGTTGCCATAATGTTTGTTTCCTTTAAGGTTGTAGGGGAATTACTTTTTGCGTGAGGCAGGTCCACCGCCTGATTTCTTGTCACGCATGTATGTCGATACTTTTAATGGTTTCTTCAATGGGTTAAAACTGCTATATGCACGTGTGCTTGCATAAACCGATTTAGTATTAACATCGCTTTTTGCTGTTTTACCGATTGCAGTTAGTTTTGGTGTTCCGTTAACCGTGCTTCGCTGTGTGCTTTTAGTTAGTTGAAAGCCACCTTTACCAAAAACTCTTTCTGCTTCTTTAATAATTGCTTTGCGTTCTGCTGCTGTTGCGAAGCCACCTGTTCCTTGTGCGGCTTTGCGACCTTGGCGTACTGGCTGGTCCATGTTTCTTGGTAATGGTTTTTTAGCAGCCATTACTTCTTGCCTTTAGCAACTTTCTTGGCGTTTGCTGCTTTGCGGGTTGCTAATGCTCTTTCCTTGATTAGTCTTTCAGCATTTCGCTTAGCATTACCAGCGTTCAGTTGCACCTGTGAACGACGAACATCAGAAACATTAAGTCGATTCCCAGCATAACCACCACTTGCAGTAACGCCTTGACGCATCTGTTGTCCAGCGGTCTTAATGTTTTTTGCTCGTTCAGCAGCATAACTAGCCGAGTCTATTTTTTGTGATTTAGATGCAGTTTGCTTCCCCATTCGTTCAGACTGTGCTCTTTTTGCTTCCATATCTACACCACTTCGTTTTGGTGCTGTTTTTTTCTTCATAGCCATAATGTTTGTTTCCTTTGTCTCTAGAGATGTATTTGGTACCTAAAGGAAACTGTAACACATAGTTGCAACAAGGTGGCGGGTGTGTATACTTGGCGACACAACTGGCAAGACTCATGGCTGTACACCTGTTGCAAGGTGCGGGGCGTAAACAGGGGAACCTGGGTTGATACCTATTCTTTGAAGTAGGTAAGCAGCGTGATGAACGTCATCTCATCAAATAAAGGTGTCGGCTGAAATTAGCCACGGCGACCTTCCGTGGGGACGGGAACTGTGGGGGAGAGCAACGTACTGCTATTTGTAGAGTGCCGAACACAGCGAAACCATCTAGCGCGCCCGTTGGGCTTGCTCGCAAAGAAGGCGAAGCAATGTTGCTAACAGGTGACACCCTCGTTCAGTGCTTCTTTTTTTTCCGTTTTTTTCTTCCTGCAAATATACGCCGTTGTATAACACTTGCCAACAGAAACAACAACCAAACCCACACCACCACCCACACTAATTAGCACTAAATTTAGAGCGACCACCGCAGCCACAAATGTGCATAC